AATATAGACAATGAAAGAGGGAACAACAGAGAACCAGATGGAACGGCATAGAGAAGTCCAAAACAGAGGTTCAAAGAAAAACCCTTGACAAATAACAAGAAATGTGATACAATATAGGTGGAAAGAAACCACAAATTGAATCACAAGAAAAAACATTGAGGAGATGTTTGTATGAAAAAGTTTGTTAAGATTGATATGTACCTTGACTGCACCACCGAATGGGGTGTCCGCCGCTGGAATTATGTGTGCTCTGTGTGGGGTAACCACATTGAGTTTGACCGTTCCCGCTGGTATCTGCGTGATGCTGAAAACAGGATGGTTTGCTGTGGTAACATCAGTGAACTCCATGGCGATGGTACAGACGAGTTTGATGTGAAGTTCAAGAACGTTGTTTGCTATTGATATCCATAGGCCGGAACTCTCAACCCTGTTGAGGGTTCTAACGTGGGGATATCCACGAACACAAGTAACATTGAAGAGGTGTACTATTATGACTACTAGTTACAAAATGCGTTCTATGCCCGCCGCCAACTGCCACGTTGAATTTATCACTGATTTTGGTGTCCTTAAAGAGGTGCGGCTTGTGTCGTATTCTACCACTATCCTGTCTGTGAAATATCACGGCACTGATGCTGATGTTGAAGTGATGTACCCTGTTGATTGCAGTCATACAACTGCCCGTCACGTTAACAGGTTCACAAGAGAGCTGGTTGGCACTAATGAGTATTTTGCCTTGAAAAAATTGGGTGTAGGTTGTTCTATGCGCTTTGAGGGTTGTGCCATTTGCATTAGCAACTTGTACACTGAATACTTGAATTATGGCAATAAGTTCCACTACTAAGTCGAAACACCGGGTATCCGGTGTCCGCACAAGATGGCTACTTGTACGCTGATGATGACAAGCCAAAATACATTGAAGAGGTGTGCTATATGAGATGGTATAAAATTGAGTTCTTTACTCATGGTACGTTGCCCGAAAATAGAATTAAGGTGATTGAGCGGCAGTATTCAACGCATCGCCGGGCTTTAGCGGCGGCAGATGCAATGTACCGCAATATGGATAAACATGGTATAGAATGCTGGTCATATTCTGTTACACCTGTGTAATCATAAGAGGTGCATTATGAAAAATTGGTATCGTTATAATGCCGAGTAATTCCTAGGCCGGTATCCTGTACCTCTGTACAGGGTACTAACGTGGGAACTACCACGAGAAAGTGAGGGCATGAAAAATGTCTCTGTATCATTTCCAGTGTATCGCACCTATTTTAGCGGCTGTTGCTGTATGCTTTGGCCTGTACCTGTACGCAACTTTGAAAGGATGGCTGTGATATGATTAGGTTATATCTCAAGAATTACAAACCCGCCGAGCTGGTTCAGCTCTACAATGCGCTGTTGCTTGCTCGTACTATGGTCAAGGCTGATGTTCCGACAAACACGGCAAAGGACTTGGATGAAGTATTACAGTACATTTCCGGGTACATGGACGCAAAGGGGGATTCTGCAAAATGAGTTCACGCCTTAATGGTTCCCAGCTGGCCCACCGAGTATACAAGCACCTGCTGACCCAGTATTCTGCTGAACAGTTGCAGAATACCTACTATACCATGGATACCCGGGTATTTTCTGAGCCTGATGTGGCGTTCTACCCGGATATTGAGAATCGGTTCAAATCGCCCACAGACGCTATGAACTACCTCTTGGAAGAGGGGTTGCCCATCTGGTTGGTCAAGTCCGGTTCTAATTACCCGTTGGAACACTTCACCTATCGAAAAGCCGAATTACTGTTTGACCTGTAATTTCTAGGCTGGTATCCTGTACTACGGTACAGGGTACTAACGTGGAAATTACCACGAGAAAGGAGTGTTGAAAACTATGTTGAAACTGTTAAAAGTCCCGCCTTAGTTGGGAATATCCGATTGTTAAATTTTTGACAATCTTATCGAAAAGTCCCATAACTTGGACGTATAAAATCTCTATCCCGAACGCAACAAAAGTCCATGTTAATCTGTACCCAGATATGGTACAATAAGTGTGGGAGATAACTTCCATCTCCTAATTTAGACGCTTCAACACAACACAAAACAAAGGAGTATTCATCATGCGTAAGTATTCTATCACCCGCCGTTCTATCGTCACCACTGCTACCGTCAAGGCCGTTAACCTGAACACCTTTGAGGTGGTTGATATGACTGCCACTCTCGAGGGCGCATTCGCTGACAACTCTGCCGCACTCAAGGCCGTTCAGAAGGTCTGGGAAAATGTCGAGTTCAACCCTGTTGCCGTTACCAGCCTGTCTTGCAAGGTCAAGACCTATGGCATGACTGCCGCCCAGTGGTTTGCTAACGCCGATGTTCTCGAGGAAACCGATATCACCCCTGAGGAAGCGGCCCAGTTCGGCAAGCGTCAGAAGAAGTCTGACGAGAACGCACAGTAAGTTTATCCATCCAACAAACACATAACAAATAAGGAGTATCACTATGAATATCATCAACAAGTCCGCTAATGTCGTATCCGCTTTTGACCTGTACAAGCTGGTTCAGTCCCCTGAGCGCAAGAAGCTGACCGATATCAAGGGCCAGACCATTGAGCTGGACAAGTGGGTGCTGTACACTGAGCCTGACAAGGATGGCAAGGAAATGTCCCTGCTGGCCCTGTCTACCGTTGATGGCACTGCCTACTGCACCAACTCTGCAACGTTCTGCCGCTCCTTTGAGAGCGCTGTGGCAACCTTTGGTCAGTTCGGTGAAGAGTTCCACAGCATTCAGATTGTCACTGGAACTTCCAAGAACGGACGTGATTACATCGACTGCGTTGTGGTCGGTTAATCGCCAGCATGAATAACAACTAATTAAGAAGAAAGGCGAAGTTCTTCTTAAATAAAATCACTTACAGTATCCCGGCTGGTGGCCAATTCACTGGCCGGGATTCTTTTATAAAGGAGATGGACAAATTATGAATCATCGCCAACAAGTAGCCGCTATGCACGCTAGAGAGCTGGCAAAGGCCAAACAGCAGTTGTTGCTCAAGGTGAATCAGTATATTCAGGAAGTGCGTGCAGAGGATGGCACAGCAGAGGTTACGCCACAGATACAGCGCTTGATTGAGCTGGATAAATATAGATTGCGTGATGTGCAGAGAATGCGGCAGATTGCAAGTGACCCACAAAAAGTTAAAGAGTATGTGTATGCTGAGAATGCACAAGGGCAAGTGATTAGTGGTGAAAAAGCTATAAAGCGTTATCAGTCTTATCAGCATTCCGGCATTGCCAAACCAGCTGACCAGTTCAAAAAGAGTGTTGAAACAGTAATTGATACTGTTAAAGAGATGTTTGTTGATATGAACGCATACAACGAGTTTGCCCGTAAGTTGAATGCTCTTGTTAATCAAGACATTAATGAACCTACTGAAGAGGAATGGTTTGTAACACACGGCGCATATTTAGCACGGTTGAAGAATCCCAAGGAGATTGAAGCATCCAAGAAATGGTTCATGTACCTAAATCGAGAAAACACCAGAGACATGGAACGAGCCTTTAATACTTTGCTAGAACAGGAAGGTGTAAAGGAAGTTGCTAGGCGCATAAACGAGAACTTAACGAAAATTATGGAAGCGGCTGTTATTGCGGCAATTGGTTATAACGAACAAGCTGGCTCTGCTGTACAGGATGTTCTAATAATACTTGCGCCAAGAGCAACACGAGAACAAATGCAGTCAATGCAAGAATTGTATGACAGCCAGTTTGAATACAATGATTATGAGGAATGATATCTAATGTCACGTTCCGAAAAGTGGCGAACCTTTAGTGCTGACTTTGAGACAACAGTTGAAGAGAATACGAGACAACAGACAGCGACTGAGGTGTGGAGTGCCGCTAGTGTTGAACTGTGGACTGAGGACGTTATGGTTTTCCATTCCATTGGCGAGCTGTATGAGTATTATGTATCACTGGACGAGAACATTGTGGTATACTTCCACAACCTCAAATTTGATGGAAATTTCTGGCTGTCGTATTTACTCTATGGCCTCAAATTCAAGCAAGCCTTTGACCCAGCGCCAGACCAGAAAGGTGGCAAGTTCAAAAAGGACTGGGAAATGCCTGACAGGTCGTTCAAATATGTTATCTCAGATATGGGCCAATGGTACACCATGACTATCAAAGTGAATGGACACTACATTGAACTTAAAGACAGTCTTAAACTACTGCCATTCAGCCTGAAACAAATCGGTATCAGTTTCAAGACCAAACACCAGAAACTAGATATGGAGTATAAAGGGCACAGATACGCTGGTTGCCCTATCTCTCAAGAAGAACTAAAGTACATTGCAAATGACGTTCTAGTTATCAAAGAAGCACTTGAATTTATGTTCTCAGAGGGCCACAAGAAACTGACAATTGGTTCGTGCTGTTTGGACGAGTTTAAGAAGGGGCACACAGTAGGAGACGATTACAGCACGCTTTTCCCAGACCTGTACAAAATACCACTTGACCCAGAAGTTTATGGTTCTAGCACAGCTGGTGAATGGATTCACAAATCGTACAAAGGAGGCTGGTGTTATCTGGTGAAAGGCAAAGAGTGCAAGGAGTACAGAAATGGTGTGACAGCAGATGTGAACAGTCTGTATCCATCTGTAATGCACTCTGAATCTGGCTCAGATTATCCTATTGGCAAGCCTAAGTTCATTCATGTTGAAGCAAACGAAGGTGATATCTGGGACGCATACAATTGCCCCATAAAATATGACCCGTTCTGGTTTCAGCCGACAGAAAAGCCTAAAAAGCTGTGGGAATACGGAAAGTTCTATTTCTTCCGCATTAAAACCAGATTCTATCTGAAACCCGGTAAGTTGCCTTTTGTACAGATTAAAGGCTCTTGGATGTACAAAGGAACAGAAGCACTGGAAAGCTCAGATATTGTTGGCAAAGACGGTATTCCACGTTCCGAATACTATGACATTGACGGTAATTTACACGATACACGAGTTGAGCTTACATTAACACAGACAGATTTCATTCTACTGCGTGAACACTACAATCTAGTTGATTATGAACTACTTGATTACTGTGAGTTTGATTCAACTATTGGCCTGTTTGACGAGTACATTGACAAGTATGCCGCAATCAAAAAGACAAGCAAAGGCGCTATGAGACAACTTGCAAAACTATTTCTAAACAACTTATACGGAAAAATGGCATCTAGCATGAACAGCTCTTTCAAAGTTGCATTTGAAAAAGATGATGGTTCTGTTGGATTCTATGAGGTGGACGAAAATGACAAAAAACCCGGATACATTCCAGTTGGTTCAGCTATCACTAGTTATGCCCGCAACTTTACCATTCGTGCGGCTCAACAAAATTATTACGGAAAGGACAAGCCCGGATTTATCTACGCCGACACAGACAGTATACACTGTGACCTGCCGCCTGAGCAGTTAAAAGGAATTACAGTGCACCCGTCAAATTTCTGTTGTTGGAAGCTAGAATCGAGCTGGGATATTGGCTGGTTTGTGCGACAAAAGACGTACATTGAGCACGTTGTAGCTGAGGACTTAGAGCCGATAGAGAACCCTTATTACAACATAAAGTGTGCAGGAATGCCTAAAAAGTGCAAAGACCTGTTTGCAGAATCCTTTGACAATAAAGTTGCAGAGGACATTGAGAACGGCATAAATCCAAGAAATGAGGAACAAACACTATCTGATTCTAAACTTACACCAGAAGAGATTGCATTTCTTAGCAAAACACGCACATTCAAAGATTTCAAGACAGGTTTAACAGTTCCCGGTAAACTACTTCCTAAAAGAATCAAAGGCGGTGTTTTGCTGGTTGATACTGATTTTACAATGAGGTGATACAATGACAGTTATTGAGTTGTGGAACGCCTTTGAAGACTGGGCACCTTTTACATCTGTTGAGGTTGATGACATTAACGGAATCCATGAATATACATATCACGAAGATGCAATAAGAGACTTCGGCAATTCAAGCGTTATTACGTTTAGCTATAATAGTGTCGATGATAAAATTAGTATTGATTTATAATGAGGTGATATAATGACTATTGAAGAATTTTACCAGTCCTGCCAGAACTGTGGCTGGAAAACAGAGTTTGAGGTGTGGAGTTTCTTCACGCTTCTGTATCGTGGGCGGTTTGACCCCATGAAGAACCAGTTCAGAAACCTTCATGTGAGCACGTTTGAGGTTCGTAAAGGCAAAGTAAGAATCCAAGTAAAGGAGTGTGTAAGATGATTACACTAGAGGAACTTTGGTATGCGTGGTGTGACGTTGACGAACACACTGAGGTACATCTGGCCTTTGACGGTGAGGACGAATTTGACACATTCAAGTTCAGTGAGCGGGACAAGTGGCGGCGATATGATAAGAGCATTGTTAAAGTATTTGCCGCTATTCAGCCTGATGGACAGTTCCTTGCCACCAGAGGTGCATTTGATAAAGTTATGATTATTCTGAAAGGGTGATAGCATGGCAGAGTTGCATAAAATCTGTGACCATTCCTATGACCAGCGCACAGGCGGCTGTGACTGCGTTGATTGCAAATACCATATCAAGCACTATCAACCTGAACCTGAGGACTGGTATATCTTCCACAAGGTGACAGCGGTGAATGCTGGCGAGTGCTTACAGCAAGGGGGAACTCAGAATGGGTAATGGGATTATTCCTGATGCAAAAGGAGCGGCAGAAGAAAAACTCAAAAAGAAGCACCTGATAATCCGTATCCCCGGAGAGAACTATGACAGAAAATGCCTGTCTAAAGATTCACTCATGTATGTCGCCTATTCTCTGAACAGAGAGTATGTGCATCTGCCGGGCATCAACGATGGTACAATCAAAGTTTCATCTCTGTCCAATGATATGTTAAGGTCTAAAGTTTTCATGTACCATATTGATACCAATAAGACGTTCACAGCAATCATTGCTGGCTCTGGTTTTACACTGTGGTACACTAAAGAAAAGGAGAATAAAAAGTGAGCGTAGTTATCGTGTTTGCAATTGCGGCATCCTATTCTATTTATATCACTGTGTGTAGACACAAGTATAAACTTGACAAGTCGGTGTATATTTGTGATGCACTGTTGATTCTTGCGGCTCTGCTGTCATTGAGGCGGTAATATGAAAATCGTTCAGCAAGAAAAGGAAAAAGCATTATGAAATATTGGGCACTCTTAAACCAACTGGCATTTGTTGGATTCACAGTGCGCTGTACATGGTGATAAGTGCCCCGGATGAATACGACAACGTTGAGTTAGCTGATTGTTTTCTGGTTGTAAATGTATAAAACAAACCCCTCAAGTCGAACCTAACGGAACGGCAAGAGGGGTTTTCTATATCCTGTCTCTGAGGTGCACCAAAGCGCATTGCAGATACGAAACTACATAGCGGACGGTTCATCACCGTTGCAAAACCCGCCTGTATCGGTGGTACTGTCTCAGAGGGATAAGTTAATTCGCTACGCTCATGCGACATAAGTGTGCGCATAGCGCAGATTTGTTTTGTTCACTTCGTGAACTTGTCTTAGTAAGACAGCGCTTTCAAGATAACTTCTTTGCATTGCAGATTCTTAAACCGGAAAGCGCCACGGTCAAAGAAATACCGCATCTGGTCTGTGAACATCTTGTACGCATTGAGCATAACATAGTTCACTCTATGGTCATCTGTTGTGACAGCCAGCTTGAACTTGTAAGTCAAGTCTGGTTTATCGTCACAGTAAATAACACCTGTGTCTGGGAACTCTCTCAACCCGTATTCCTTGTTCATGTAGCGTATTGTGCCCAAGTAACGAGAAGCACCAGTAGGACGTTCAATGAATGCAGAGCTGTCGTTCAGGTACACAGCCTGTGTCAAATACACATCGTATGTGTCACCGCTGAACGCACTGTTAAAAGCGGATTCAGCCTGTGCCTTAGAAGCGGCATCGACATATCCTTGTTCGAGTACCCAGCCAACGCCACGCAGAAAGTTTACGTTGTCATTCAGTCGTGAACTGATATTCATTGCAACGTAGTAAGGATTCAGCAGGGTAACAGGGTTAGACAGCATATAAACAGGAACATATCGAGATTGAGCACCCTGACCACGAGCAACAGAAGTGTGGATAGACCTGAACTTCTTTACTTCATCTGCACAGTAATGGTTTGTCTCGCTCTGGAACTCGTCCATGAGCATTCGGGTGGTATCTGAGAAAAAATGAGAATACTTCTTAATCTGGTCTGCCGCATTGATGCTTACAGCATAGCCACAGGGAACACCGTCAAGAAACAGTTCATGGTAAATGCCAGCGGCCCTACGCTGAGAGGTCATTGCGTGTCCTTGATAGAACAGAACGCCGATATCCTTAAAGAATTTGTCAGCGCACCCATCAAGTTCATAGTTGAACCTATACAGTAACATGAACTTCTCTTTGTAGTTGATAAAGCGTTTGACGCAATATCGGTTAAACCAAGTAGTTTTACCGCCAGAACGGTTGGTGGTGCACATATAAATCTCTGGCTTGTTACCGTTCGTGTCCATCAAAGACAGTAACTTTGTACCGTCATAGAAGTCACTCATTGTCTCAGCTCCTTTTTAGGAATTATTCCTATTTGTTCCATGTGGAACATTTTCTCTCTAAAATAATTATATCATACCTACTTCCATTTTTCAACTACCTATGGTATAATAATTATAGAAGCTAGACCGGAAAGGGGGTGAGCTTATGAATGCCGTCTATTCCGTTCCAGTGGAAGTAAAACTCGCTCTGGCCTTTATGTTGATTGACGTTTTCACCGGAGTGTTGAAAGCTGTCAAAAACAAAGAGTTGAACTCCACAAAGGCAAGGGAAGGAATTTACAAGAAAGCCAGTTTTATCTTGTTCATTGCGTTCGGCTATCTCGCTGATTATGCTATGGCCTATGTGAACATGGGTTTCAATTTCCCTGCCGCCGCAACTATCTGCACTCTGGTTATCGTCACGGAAGCTATTTCTGTGCTTGAGAATCTGGGTCAGATTAACCCCGACTTGGTTAAACTGGTTGCGCCGTTCCTGTCTGCACTGAACAAGAAAGAAGAGGGTGAGCACATTGAACACTAAATCGTATTATGTTTTCGACTACACTCTCAACCCCGATGAACAGTTGTCTCCGCACTTCAAAGCACACGAGTTCCGCTGTTCTGACTTATCCCGTGTCATTGTGCTAAACAAAGCACTTCTTGAATTACTTGAAATCATCCGCAACCACTACAACAAACCCCTCATTATTAACTCAGCATATCGCACAGTAGCATACAACAGTTCACTCAAAAATTCCAGTCCTAAATCACAGCACATGTTTGGCAACGCCGCAGATATTTATATCTCTGGTGTTTCGCCGCTCAAACTGTACTCGTGGCTAAATTCTAAATACCCTAATTCGCTTGGACTTGGTATTTATAACACCTTTGTTCATGTGGATGTAAGAGAGGGAAAGTCACGATGGGACTGCCGAACAACCACTAAATAATTGAAAGGAGCAAATTATGGAGCTTGCCGATTTCAATGCCAAGACACAGGAGCTTATCAAGCACTTGGGAGATAACGCAGACCAAGGCGAAGTAACCAACATCTTGGCAGAACTGACCACTGGTTTTAGCGAAGAGGTTGCCGCAAAAGCGACTGCCCTTCGTAATGTTGATGACCTTACTGCAAAGAATGCGAAGCTGAAAGAAGACAACATGAATCTCTTCCTTCGTGTTACTGTGCCGGAAGAACAGCTCAAACCCCCTGTTCGCCCGGAAGAGGACAAAGACCCCATCAACCGCCTGTTTACCAATGGCCGACTTAACCTCAAGGGCTAAACATTTAGAAAGGATAGTGACAAACTATGGCAACTGCTATCGACATTGTGAACGCAGTCATTGAGACTAGTTCCACGCTGAAAGATAACATCCCGCTTGCTACCAATGCCACTCTTCAGGCAACTGGTGGCGCTATCATGCAGTACACTCCCTTTATGAATGAGTTCATCAATGGTCTGGTGAACCGCATTCTGTTTCAGGAAGCGCACAACATGACCTATGACAACCCCCTTCGCATTTTCAAGGGTGTTGATATCCCCTACGGCACTGACGTGCAGGACAGCATTGCGAACCCCGCTGTTGCTACTCCCTACGACAGCTCTGCAATGAGTGACGTTCTGTCTCCTGCTTCTCCTGACGTTAAGACCGTGTACTACCGCCGCAACCGGCAGGACAAGTACAAGGTTACTGTCTATGATGCCGTTCTGGCTGGTGCTTTCACCAACGCTGATACCTTCAGCAACTTCGTCTCGATGATTCTGAACACCCTGACCAGTGGTGACAACATCGATGAGTTCAAGCTGATGAAGGGTGTTGTTGGTCAGGCTATCAATGATGGCAACATCAACAAAACCCCTCTGGACGTTGGTGCTGACCACCGGGCCTTTGCTGAAACCCTTGTCACCGACCTGCGTGCCAAGTACCTTCAGTTCCAGTTCCCCTCTACAAACTACAACTGCTATCAGAAAATGGCTACCGCTCAGGGTATTGCAAACGCAACCCCCCTGACTACTTGGACTTCTCCTGACCGTATCAGCGTCCTGGTTCGTGCTGACGTTGCCGCCTTCACTGACGTTGAAGTTCTGGCTAAGGCGTTCAACATGAGCAAGGCTGACTTCCTTGGCCGTCAGGTGATGGTTGACAGCTTTGGTGATACCGGTGATGCCGCTAAGACGCTGGCAATCATCGCAGACAACACCTTCCTGCGTACTCACGACAACCGCTTCCAGATGGCCGAAACCCCGTACAATGCAAGCACTCTGAGCCGCACCTACTTCCTGCATCACTGGGAGACTATGGCTTGCAGTCCGTTTGCTAATGCGTGGGCATTCACCGAAGAGTAATCTTCATAACGTAACTGCTCCATAATTTTCTCTCTTACGGTAGCTGGTTGAGCTTTAGACCAGCGAGGGCGGGACAGGGGCAAGAGAGGTACAAATTATGTTTACACCAACAACCGCTTTAAGGCTACTCGACACTCCACTTGAGAGTGATTACAGAAACACGCTGTGGTTCCCTAACAGAGAAGCACAAACTTCCTACTTCTTAGGAAAAACGATTAAAACCTACGAGAACTTCCAGTACATTAAAAAGAATAACACCATTGTTGTGGATGGCGAAGTGGACTTGCTGTATAACTGCAACTACATCATGTACCAGAACAACAACTTTACCAATAAATGGTTCTATGCCTTCATTGATAGAATTGAGTGGGCAAGCAACAGTTCCGTCAGACTGTACGTCAGCACAGACGTTATCCAAACTTGGTTTTTCGATATCACATACTATGACAGCTATGTTGATAGATGCCACAGTGATACTGATGTTGCCGGAGATAATATCGTGCCTGAGGATTTCAGTGGAATAGGAAACGGCGGGTATTATCAGGTCGGTAGTCAGGATTTAAAACCGGACTGGGTTACAGTATTTGCAACTACTGATTATACCGGAAACCCGCTTCCGCCTACTGACTTAAACGGTCTTATTTCCGGCGCTGGAGCTGTAAGAAAAAAGTATGACAATACTTCTCTTACAAACTTGCTCAATGGCTATGTCAAAAATGGCACAGCAACAGCAGTTACCAAAATCCAGCAATGGCCTGCAAACCATGATGCAACTATCGCTTATGCAAAACATCCTACACACATTGATGCTAACGGCGTTAGCTATACTCCTGTAAACAAAAAACTGTTGTCTGGCGCTTTCCTTACGGCTTATGCCCAGATGATGGGACAGGAGATTGAGTTCAACCCTGAATATATCACTGGCACTAACATCAATGGTAAAATCGTTGTTGATGACACGTCCGGTTTAGTCGGATTTATTATCACCAATTACAGTAACACCAACATTGCATCAATGTCAATGGCTGTATCAATTCCTGAAAGCCAGTGGGGGTATAATCAGTATAAGAATGATTACAACCTGCACAATGCGTCAAATTCAATTATGGTACAGCGCAATAAAGAAAATAGGCGTTACAACCTATATCAAGGAGCGTTGAGCGGTGCTGGCGGTGCCTTGCAAGTCATTGGTGCTGGCGTAGATTTAGCAAACCCGCTGACATGGGCAAAGGGAAATGTAGGAAGCGCACTTAGCCAAGGAATATCTGGTGCATCCACTGTCCTTAATGCGGCTCGTGAAACAGGACAAATTCAAGCTGGCATTGATGAAATAACTCAAGACCTAACTGCTATTTCTGAAAATTACAACGCTCCTGCAATTGGTGGAGTTGCACAAAGCAACATTTATATAGCTGGCAAAAAGACTGCTTTATCTTACGGGTTCAAGACCCCACCTCTCGATATCTTAAAACGTATTGACAAATTCCTCACTGTTTACGGTTACAAACAGAGCGAATACAGAGCAATCAACCTTCATGCAAGAGCAAGCTGGACTTACATTAAAACCAATGGTTTGAATGCCAGCGGCAACTTCCCTGACGATGATATGAACATTATTAAACGTGCATTCAATAACGGCATATTCTTCTGGGTCTACACTGCAACATACGGAAACTTTGGACAAAACAATGCTATTGTGTAAGGTGGTGATTATATGGCAAACTCAGCGGCAGAAACGCTAAAAGAATTTAAGTCTGCGTCAACTGCCAGCAATGCTGTATACGCCACCTTAAAAGTGCAGTATACTGGTTCATGGATGGACGATATTCAGCAGATTTCAACAATGTGCGGTGTACCTGTCCAAACGCTATTACAGCTGAACCCTTGGCTGACTTCCAATAACTTTGTCGCCAATAACCACGACTATATCACAATCAAAATAACTGCTGGTTCCCCCAGAACTGGCGGCAGTAATGCACAAAATAACGTTACTGGTTTTTACAGTACTGATGAATGGTTTCATCCGCTAGGTGTTGGAACTTGGTATTGCACTACTGCTTTCAGTGCTTCTCACTCTGCTATTGACCTTACTACTGGAACGCCAGGCCAGATTGCTGGAAAACCTATCTACGCTGTAAAAGCTGGCACAGTTGTACAGAGCTATTCTTCAGATTCATGGGGAAACACCGTTCTAATTCGTCACGATGATACAAAAGATGCTTCCGGCAATTGCTACTATACTCGTTATGCCCACATGGAAAAAATTGGCCCATCTACCGGAACTAAAGTTTCACAAGGCGACCAACTTGGTACAGTAGGCAACACAGGCAAATCTACCGGATATCACCTTCACTTCCAGATTTACTTTACTTCTGCAACTCGCACAGACTACACTAACTTTGATGGTGGCAAAGTGAGCCACACTTTTAGTGTAAATCCTAACGATATCAAAGACTTCCCCGGAACACCTTATACTGAACATCATTACAGCCAAGTTGAGATACACAAAAGCCCTTACATTACTGATGCAGATATCAAAGTAATACAAGGTGCGGCATCTGAGGATGGCACTGTCACTGAATCTCAGTTTAATGAAACTGTGAACGGAATCGCTGACAGAATCATTACAGCAAAGAACGTTGACCCTTCCAGCGAATTGGCAAAACTTATTAAAGACTACGTTAAAGCACAGTTGGACGGTATCAAAGCAAATGCCGCTGGCTATGCTACGGATATTCTCACTACTGGTGATTTCAGCGGAGTTCTTAACAAGTTCTGCTCTGACGTTGTAAACAATTCCATCTGGTACGTTGAGAACAAAATAAACAACCTGCTTCAATATGCTATCTCCGTTGGACAACAAGCCGCACAGAACGAAATTAACCAAGCAAAATCACAGCTAAAAGACTGGATTGTAGACGTTACTAAGATTGACCGCAACTCTGAACTAGGTATACACACTCTGAATCTCCTTGATTCTTATGTTGACACTATTGTTGCAGACGGCTGGCAAGCTGTTACTACTGCACTTACAACAGGTGATGTTAAACTAGCCGCTGGTCAATTCTTGGAAGTCACCAAAAGGCAATCAATCGACTATGTTTGTGAACTTGGTTCCCATGCACTAGCAAATGCAATTACTTCCTACATTGGTTCTCATTCACAAGGCACAGAGCTTAACCAGATTGCCGCAGACTTAGTGCCTGGCATCATCAACACTATGTGCCAGTCAATTGGCGGCGTTATGAAGGGCGATATATCTATTGAGCAAGCGGCTAAAAACGTTGTGGTTCAAGTTGTATCAACAGTCGCTACCACAGTTGTTCAAAAATATCTTGTTCCAGTCGTGTCTAACTGGGTTGTTACTGGTTTAACTACTCTTGCAGTTAATATAGCTGGTTCGCAGATAGGTGGGCAAATAGGTGCGGCTATCGCTGGCCCTGTCGGCTATATTGTCGGCGCTCTTGCCAGCGCTGGTGTTAGCTGGATTATCAATTCCATATTCAGTTAAGAGGTGATTCAAATGTACAATTACGATAACGAACTCGCAGACAAAGAAGCATCACACGCCACTTACGCTGACTATTACTTTCGTCTTAAATCTCTTGCTTGCACTATGTTTAAGTGGGAAGGACTGCCTGACAGCGTGAATGAACGATATCTTGAATATTGCCTGTTCACCTACGGCAAGGCTGTTTTCTTTAATCATGCAACCCGTGGCTATATGTGCCTGAACGGCGCACTCAGAGGAATCAACTTCTACAATGAGCCTATGTATATCAGGCCCATCAGCCCTGTGGAAACATTCCCTGAATACGACATGAAAGACTGCGTGCTTATCAGAAACACTCCTGATATGTACCCGACTTTCCTTACCACCATTCGTTACACCCGCGACTTGTACGACATTGACCAGACAATCAAAGTAAACATTGGCGCACAAAAGACCCCTGTTCTGATTCTGACTGACACAAAACAGAAGCAAACCGCACAGGCTGTATATCAAAAGTACACTGGTAACACCCCTGTTATCTACGGTATGAAGGGCACGTTTGACCCTAACAGTTTCATGGTTCTCAGAACTGACGCTCCGTTTGTGGCTGGACAGTTGCAGGATATCAAGATTACTAAGTACAACGAGTACCTGTCTTTCCTTGGTATAGGTATGGCTGATTTCAAGCGGGAACGCCGTGTTACTGACGAGGTTGAACAGTTTGACCAGCAAGCCAACGCATTGGCAAACATTGGGTTGTCTCAACGTAAACACGCTTGTAAACTTATCAACGATATGTTCGGCCTGAACGTTTCTGTCAAACTGGCAAATGAGCCTTATATCACTGACGGTGATAAGTACAGCAAAAACGCCAGCACTATTTCCTATGTTCGTGCTCGTGACGGTGATGATAACGGGGGTGAGGAATAATGGCAACGTATACAATTGAACTGGGCAAACTGCTTACTCTCGATGGGTTTGACATTGGCATGAAAGATTACCCGCTCCCGTCTTTTCTCCATTCTGCCGGTGATATGCAGGCATGGAGAGAAGCATTAAACCAGAAAATCATTAACCACTACTATTTCAATGAAATCTGCTGTCTGCCGCCTGACCGGTTCAAGTTCTTCCTGAACAACTCGTTGAACGAGAAAATGCCTTACTTCAATATGCTGTACGATGCTATGGCCGAGAAGTGGCAGTTCTACACAGGCGGTACGCTTACTGAGATTGTCAAAGCTGATGGCACTAGCACAGATAACGGTACTAAAACTGGTACTGATGTACTTGCTAGGTCTGGTATTGATACAACCAACAATAACAGTACACAAAATAATTCCCATAACGATTACACCCTCAATGTTAATTCTGACACTCCTGCCCAGATGCTCAACATTGAGAGTGATATCGCAAATAACACCTACGCTTCCTCTGCTAACAAAAATAAAAATAATGGAACTAACACAGGTAACAGTACCAGCACAGATACCACCACTTATAACAGCAAAGAAACAACCACATTCGATGAACACACCACAGCAGACAGACAGCACAATGACAACCGGAACAGAACCGTGTCTGGCTTGAATAACAAGTCCTACGCAGAACTGTTCAAAGAATACTCTGAATCTGTACGCAATCTGGATTTAGAGGTTATCGACAGTTTGAAAGATTGCTTCATGGGAATTTTGTAAAGGAGTAAAACTATGGTCAACTTCATTCAGTCTGCTGACAGCAAAATCAAAATCAATGAAGATGTTTCCTACCTGCTGAACGATGCACTGCACGTCAATGCTGTATTCACTGCTTCCGACGCTGTCGAAGCAAACAACCCTGTCCTGCGTGTAAACCTGCCCAACGTTGGCGCTCATGCTGAGATTAACTGGTACAACACCGCTTCTGAATATACCCCCAGTGCCGCCGCAACCGTCAAGAACACCACCAGTTCTGTGGACGGCCTGCACAATATCACCATCCAGCTGGGTGCGGCTACTGCCGCATCTCAGGAGTATCACATCGAGGGCTGGATTGCACTGGCCTAAAGAGGGTGATAATTATGGATTTAGTCTCGTGGGCTAAATTCTTGAGCGCCCTGCTTCGGTGGGTGCTCAACTACTTCCATCTGTAAAGGGGGTGTCACTATGCCGCTTACTACTCTTACTCCATTGCCCTTCCTGCCGATTCCGGGTAAGTTTGACCTGAACACTTTCCTTCCGGGTTCTAGTGACTATGAGATTCTGGCACGAGTTGTGGAAACCTACAACAGTGCTGTGAAACAGTTCAATGAAATTATCGAGTTCTATGGTGACTACGATACTAAAATTGAACAACTGGAAACGAATTTTCAGAACAAGCTGGATACCTTTGAAACACAGGTAAACAACGAAAACGCTCAGTTCAAAACTGATATCACCACACAGCAAAACAACTATCAGAAGAACATTGACACTAAAATTGCAAACCTTGACAAGACTGTTCAGGAGTGCTATACTGAGATTCAGAAGCTCATTAACGGCGAGTATATCGAGACTTATGTACAAGCTCTTGCAACATGGATTGACAACAACTTACAGGTAATGGTTTCCAAAATTGTAAAGTATGTGTGGTTCGAGGTTGACGAGAACGGCTACTTTATCGCTTGGATTCCTAACACTTGGGACTTCATTGACTTTGACACAGACATGAACCCTGATTCTGAGGACTATGGCAAACTTGCTTTGCTGTGGGAACCTGAAGTTGTACAGTGACTTTGACGTGTGATAGGCACTCTTCAATCCTATCGGGAGGGCGAACCGGGTGTTCTGGTTCAATGGGTGGACAGTTTATTTAATGAAAGGGGTTTCTAATATGGCTATTAAGAAGTATATTGGTGCTCGTTATGCTCCTCAGTTCATGGGCGCATGGGATAAGACCAGCGAATACGCCGCTTTGAGCGTAGTATATACCAATGAGCAGAGCTATGTCAGCCGCAAGACTGTTCCTGCAAACACTGAGATTACCAATACTGAGTTCTGGATTAAGAGCGCAGACTGGAATGCTCAGGTGACGCAGTACAACAAGAACGTTGAGCAGTATGAAAAGGAAGTTCTGAAGTACTCTGACACTGTAAACGACCTTGTCGGAAAAACTGTGTACGCATATAACACGAAAGACGACATGGCCGCAGACAAGCGCGTACAGCTCAATGACACACTTATGACTTGCGGATATGCTGAAATCGGAGACAAAAAAGGCAGTTTCTATAAAGTGGTTGCGCAGACAAGTGCAAAAGCGATTGCATTACAGAATAACCTGTATGCAGAGCCCTTTGAAGTGTATGAAAACAACACCGAATATGTTACTCCTGAACAGTTCGGAGCAGTTGGCGATGGCGTAACTGATGACACTGTTGCTTTTAACGATGCCCTGCAAAGCACCTGTGTTCTGTATCTGCGCAATACCACATACGCTATTAATCCTGATATCGGAATCCAGTGTGCAAACAAAGCCATTATCGGTAATGGAGCCACCATTAAGGCACTTCCGAGTGGCAAGCTAGGTTACACCATTATCAACATTGAAAACAGCACACAAGCATCTATTGAAAACCTCACTATTATCGGTGACAGAAACGAACACACAGGCACAGGCGGCGAATGGGGTCATGGCATTAACATCAAAGACAGTCTGAATGTAACAGTTAATAACGTAACTGTTAAAAACTGCTGGGGTGATGGCATCTACATCGGAAACGCTTCTGACGATACCCCCAAAGCACAATGCAAAAACATTAAAATCTTAAACTGCATTATTAGCAACAATCGCCGCAACAACATTAGTGTAATTAGCGCAGACAATTTCCTGATTGACAATTGCACTATCGAAAACTGCAACGGCACTGCACCGGAAAGCGGTATTAATGTTGAAGTCAATAACGCTGATACCCAGTGGTGCGAAGGAACCATTAGCAATTGCTATTTCTTCAACAACAAAAAGAACAATCTTTCTGTAATTACTAATCCCACTGGACACACCATATACATTATCGGGAACCATTTCGACTGCACTACTAACAATGATTACTTTGATATGCAAATTAGCGGTGATTCCATTATCAAGGGCAATGTAATTCACAACATGAAAAACTGCGCTCTTGCAAAATGGAAGGATGGCGAAGTATGGTGCGATGGGCTTGTCATTGTTAAACCTAGTACCGCTAGTGCAAGCACATACTCCAGCATATTCACTTCGTACACCGAATCGACTGGCGTATTCAAAATCACTAACACAGTAGCAAATACTACTGGTTTCAAACATCCATTCTTCTTTGGGCGTAGCGTTAGTGACAGTATTTTGTTTAACAACCAGTACAGCGAGACTGATATTAGCAACTATCACAGCAATGGCAAACTTATCGGCAATGGTAACACTCCGTGTTACTATGGATATACCAAAGCGTTTGATAACGGTGAAACATACACTGATATGTTTTCTAATGCAACATCGCCTGTAACTCATAACTACACCAGCGTAACCGACCCATTCGAAACTAAGTACGTCAACCGTGGCACTTCTGATATCACAATTACTGGTCCTGATTTTACTGGCACTATCAAAGCACGAACCACTGCAACACTGGTTTATGACGGTACTTCAATGTATATCATCAACTAATGTTT